TAATGGTCTTTCGAACCATGCTATATGCTTAATCTTCCCGTTAGAATCTGGGAAAGAATAAATCTGTGTGAAAACTAATTTTGCTCCATATTTAGCTTGTAACTTAAACATACGACGACGAAGCCCCGTGGGGGACTCCGCCGTAATATAATCCGGTAAATTTTTACTATGAAGCGTAGACACTTATTAGTCAGTAAGCTTACAGATAAGTGGAGACTTACCAGCAGCGGCATCACCTTCACCGAGCTGAAGTCCATTAACTCCGTAAAGTTGGTCAACAGCAACTTGTTTACCGCCAGTTCCGTATCTCAAATCAGTATCTTCAGCAACCGCAGGAGCTTTCTGGAAAGCGATACCAGACCCTTCTGGAGCTACCATGAACGCCTGTTGAGCTTTCAATTGCTGGTTGAGTATGCAAGGAATTCCATACACGAAACCTATAGTTCCATTGACAATAGGACTTGCTCCCCCTCCGCGATAGTCGTACCTTGAGAATTCAGGAAGGCCAAGAAGTACTTTTTCCTGATCTGCAGCTACGATGAATTTAACTGTGCTCATGTCAGCAAAGTTAGAGATAAGCTTTTCTCTCATGTCTAGGATGTCACTTACTGTGATGTCAGCAGGGGTAGCACCATTAACAGAAAGGTCAGCAACAGCTTCCCACTCAGTGATGATATCACTGTTAACCTGACGCCCATGGGCTCTAGCAGCTCTTGAGATAGCGTTGGCCATGTAGTCGATGCTTGATTGCATTTCATCGTGGCTATCGTAACCAAAAAGAACGATCTTGTTCTTATTTAGGTCAATAGTATCCTTGCTGTCAGTAAGTGGTGACGACTCAGATGCAGGCGCACCAAAAGCTCTGTCTTGTACTGTAAAGCTAGAAAGCTTTGGGATTGATACTTGATTGAACCCCTTCATTGCAAGTGAAGAGTAATCTCCCACGCAGGATACAAGCGAAGCGGATTCAAGTAGTTCTCTTTGAACTAGAGCGGCAATTAGTTCCGCTTTTGTGTTTACTAGGTTGTTAGCAGCCATGTTTTTCTCCTATGGTTAGCTTTTAAGTTGTTGCAAAATTTCTTCTTTGGTCATCTGTGAAACTGGCTTCTCTCCTGAGAACTCCGCTTTCGAAGATGGGACCATATCGTTTACGCCAACTGGACCACCAAACAGTTTGATCTTTTGTGCCCTCTGATCTCGTTTAACCGATTCAGTGATGCGGGCCAGATCCTCTGAATTAACTCGATAGTTGTCATCAACTTCTACTGAGTTCAATTCTGATTTATCAATGAGAGAGATTGCCACTTCTGGCTCAACACAACCTTCTTGTAAAAGGTGTTGAGTGAGTTGTGACTGTACTTGGTTCCAAGCAAATTGAGCTGTGGATTTTTTATATTTATCCTCATTCTCAAGTGCTTTTTCTTTCCAGTACTTTAGAGCTTCGTCCTTCTTACCTTCAGCTTCAAGTTCACGTTGTTTAACAGCTTCCAACTCAGCCTTTAAGGCTTCTGCTTCTGTCTTAAACCTGTGTCTTTGATCGAGAGCTTTCTTGTAAGTCTCATAGGCAAGTTGGTTGTTCTCCGGCATCTCATTGATGCTGTTTGTTTTCCCATCCTCACCTGAGCCATTAGCCGATGTGGTAACGTCCTGAACGTTGTTGGTTTCTTCTGTCATTTTAAATACTCCTTATTCTTTGTGTCAAATCAATGACTATAAATTGAGCTTAAATTCTTTCAGAATCCTCGCCTTAACAGATTTTGCTAATGATTTTCTTAAATCATTACTGACTGATCTATAATCAGCACCCCTTTCTATTTGACCTCTAGCGATATCACGCATCTTGGCGCCCTTAGATTGACCGCCTCTTACGAGCTTATAGCCCTTGTGATCGCCTTCGGGTGTAACTATAAGTCTGGTCGATACGCCGAATCTCACAATCTTTGCTTGGAATGAATTTAGAAACTGTCCTGAAAAAGTCAGGTTTGAGCCGCCCGGTGTGTACCATCTATTAGTTCGCTGGCCGGCCATAGCTAAAGCATTTCTTCTTTTTTTCCAGTCTCTCCCGACACTTGGAACTGGCTGACCAGAAGGAAGAAGGCTACTTTTCCTGATTCCAAGAATAATTCTATCCCTCAACCTTTTTGCCAACTTGGGATCCTGTATAGCTTCCCTTGCAAGCTTACTCGCCCTAAGTGCTATTCGTGCAGCAGCTTTATCTATTCCTTTATACTTGCTAACCATCTCCAAGCTCTCTTAATAACGCCCCTATAGTCGGGAAATTAGTTATTGAAGTGGTTAACGACTCGCCTGTGGGGGTAGATGATCCAGCGGCTAATTCAAACGCAGCAAACACCTCACCTACTGTAGTGGTTCTGAGTTGTTCTAGTTCTGTTTCTCTGTCTTCTTTGATTTCTTTGATTCTCTGATTGACCCTAGACATGATTGTTTTCTTAAAATTCTCATCTTCTCCAGGTATAAATCTCCGCGTGGGAACAGTGTCACCAATGTTGTGATTGTATGACTTTGCACGTTCAGATGATTTAAATACACCAACCTCTATCTCATCACCCTTGCGGTTTTTAGAAGTGATAGCATCCCTAAGATCACCCTCTTCAAAAAGAATAGACCTTTCTCCATCTTTCTTTTTAACCTTAAATTCCCCGCCTGATACGGGAGATTTAGATTTATCAAGATAGTCATTGATACCTTCTACGATTAAACGTCCAGCCTCACTCTTCGCTTGAGTCTTCTGCTCTCTCGTTAAACCTTTCAGGTTTAATTTCACCTTCTTGGTTATCGGCTCGTTTTGGTTCGAAATCCCCATCTTCATCTATCTCCATGACTCGCTCAAGTGCAGCGTCTTTATCAAGTCCTTCGAGTGCCATAATGGCATCAACTCTAGAAGAAAATCCGTTTTCCACTTTACTTGCCCATACTTCGACTTTTTCCTTTTCAGTCTGAAGCATTTCAGGGCCAGCGAAATTAACAAGCAACTCTGAATCTTCCGAAATCATACCTGTCTGGTATTTCTTATTGAGAAGTTCAGGCGTGTTGTTTTGCCACGCCTTAATGATCTCGTAGATTCTCATTTCAGCGTGTTTGTATGTGTCGTAATCTTCCTTAGATGCTTTAAAGTGTTTCATCATTCTTAAGAACTCTTGAACACCTGAGTTGGAAGCTCCGCCAGTGTTGTCTGTTGTAACAACGTCAGGATCTAAACCTCTAGAGGTAAGAAAAGCAATCAGCTTTGAGTTAGCGTAATTAAGAGCTCCATCAATGTCTGAACCTGGTTGAGCAAATCCAAACTCTGGTCTTTGTTCAGTTGAGGCATCAATCGGTAAATGTAATAGAGAGTTGGGTCCAATTTGCAAATTATCAGGAACCATCTCCTTCTCTGCGATCATGTAAGCTTGGGCAAAGCCTTGATTTTGAACAATGTGACCAATATCCGACATTGTGACGTTATAATCGACGGTCGCGTCTACAATCGCATCACCTTGATTAACCCAGTAAGCAAAATCCTTTTCTTGTGAAATATCTACAATCGGCAGGATTCCAGGAATAGGTGATTCTATAAAATCAGAAAGGATATTGCCCTTCCCATCCATAATGAAGTTATATTCTTTGGTCCATACCAAGTATCTATTGTTTGCGGTCTTCCAGTCGTCTTCATCTCCAATAAATTGATTGATCGAGTCATTATCTTGGTTCGTGAACTGATTAAACCTTCCGAACTGGTGTGAGTTGTTTTGTCTTTTTCTATTCTGAGTAAAAAACTCTCTGTCGAAATTACTAATTACATACCCTGCGGCCTCTTCCGGGTTTATATCGTCGTCGATAGAATCAATGTGATGATTTTTAAGGACTCTCATTTGAAATCTACCGTCTTTTGGGACAATCATTATGTGGCTTTGTTGCTGAAGCTTAAACGACTCGTTAGAGCGCATGAATTTAGAGTTGGCCATCATGTCTCTGTAAATAAGTCTAAGCACTTCCGTTTGTTTATCACTTACATCGGACCACGTTCGAGTGGGTTCTTCTTTGTAGATAGACGCCTCTGCTTTAATAATTCTCCTAGCAAGGTTAATGTGGGCGCATATAGGCATTTGAGTTGCTGTATCAACTGAGAACCTTCCGGCGACACTATCCCATACATGGTTGTATAAATAATCCCCGTAAATCTCTGTTTGCCTTTTTGATGTTGCTTTTCGTTTTCTATTCTCTGAGCTGGCGATTTGCTGAATTAACTCATTGCGCCCTTTTGCTGAGTCTAGATCAATTGAGATGGCCATGTATTACCTTTTGTAAGTTGAGATTTGCTGTCTATTTCCTGTGAGTGGATTGATTGTTCTATAAACTAAATAACCGAGAGCATCTGTCATGTGTCCTGCTTGTGGGTCTGTAGTATCGGGTTTGTCGCTATCCTGCTTATAACTGTCACTCTTCAATCCCTTAATGGTGTTTTTACACCTAGGGTCGAGAATCAGTCTTTTCTTACTTAATGTTCCATTTACCGCAGCGTATCTGTCAACTCTGAATGGGTTTGAAGCGACCTTCAATTTGAAGCCCATGTCCTTAATGATTTGAATATCCGAACGGTTAGCATTTGAAGTGGCTTTCTTGCCGGTAGAATCGGGGACAATCGTAATTGTAGAAGGGTGTCCGTATCGCATTATAATCTCTTTGCAAACCTTTTCTGTATTGGCTCCTGAAGAAGTATCAAATATCTCATCGAATACAAAAAGAGAGTCTCCTATTATCTGCCCAATTACGGCTGCCATCTTATGAGGGTTAAAATCCATC